TACAGTGTCTACCCTAATGGGTTGGCTCCCTGCTGTGGCTGCTGCTTTAAGTATTGTATGGACTGTCGTTAGGATCTTTGAGACTAACACAATTCAAAACTTAATCCACAGAAAAAAGGACTCTTAGTGTGGAGTACGTTAATCTTATCGGTTCAATCTGGCCCATCTTTGTGGGCTTCATTGTTCTTGTCCTCACGTTGGGCAGGCTAATGTCCCGTATGGACGTAGTGGAAGAAAAGATTAAAACTTTGTTTGACCTGTGGAACAAGCGTAATGATTGATAAGCTCATAGGGCCAATTACAGGACTTCTGGACAAGTTTATACCTGATGCCGACACTAAGGCTAAGTTAGCTCATTCAGTGGCTACAATGGCTCAGGAACACGCTCAGGAGCTTGCTAAGGCCCAGCTTGAGGTTAATAAAGTAGAAGCAGCACACAATTCACTATTTGTGGCAGGATGGAGGCCAGCAGTAGGCTGGGTATGTGTCTTAGGTATGTTTGGTAACTTTATTACCATCCCGTTTAGCAACTTTGTTTTGGCTTTACTTGAGTTAGACATAGTTATACCTCTGGTTCCTCTGGAGACCATGATGCCCGTGTTGATGGGAATGTTAGGCTTAGGTGCAATGAGAACTTACGAAAAGAAATCAGGGGTGTCTAAGTAATGGGTAAAACTTTTTATAGCGACCGATATAACACCTCAGAAGATTCTGGAGATTTTGATGGTCTTTGGGGAGAAAAGGCAAAAGAAACAACTGCTACTCTTCAACGATTAATTGATAACGACGCAGCAACCTTTTTAAACTTAGCTTTAAAAGAGATTGAAACTCAGCTACTAAGTGGCGCTGAAGTCATAAACAATCCTCTTAAAGTAGGTATTCTAAGTCAGTTAGGGTTTGACATTTCTTCAGGTAAAATACCAGCATTTTTTACAGAAATATTTGGAGACAACGATACACTTTCTTCTTTAGACGTTGCTACTTCTTTTGGTTTAACTGAAGACCAGTTTAACTCTATACCTGCCCAAGCAGAAAGACTTGAAGAAGGACCAAACCTAGACGAAATCTTTACTGACGGCTACGTCATATCTGGAGACACTCTATACGAAACAGCACCCAACGGTAGGACTATTGTAGATACCTATGAGTTAGGTGAAGACGGTAACTGGGTGAGTACTACTACTGGCTTACCGGCTGGACAGAGTGAAGTAGCAGCTAAAGAGGAGTTCCCAGAAGAAGCCAGTGCTGGTGATATTTTTTACAATGAAGCTGGTGACGGCTTTATTTTTAAAGACGGTATGTGGGGAGTAGCTACTCAAGAAGATTTAACTTATAAACTTCCTGAGAACGAAGCAGTAGACGTAACAGAGCTAACAGAAGAACAACAAACAGACATCTGGGGAAAAATTAAAGAAGGCTTAGGAAAAATTCCCGGTGCTATTGGGAAAGTTATCTTTGGTCCTGACGGGATGCCCACCAATGTAGACGAGTGGATAGAGTGGGTAGATGAAACACTACAGGCTCAGATGGGTCCTGAAAATCTTCCTTTTCCTATAGTTATTACTACTAACCCAACTGAAGGAACATGGATAGACCTTAAAATTCCTGTTAATTTTGACGTAAACGGAAACCCTATAAGAATACCTCTTTTCGACGAAGCCGGTAATTTTGTAGGCAGTGAGGAACTTGGAGAAGCTTTTCTAGACGCTAAAGGACAAATCTTTGGACCTCTTGGCGAAATAGGTGAGATTTTCTTAGACGAAGATGGGAACCTTACACTTGATCTTGAAGATCTAGAAGACGTTCTTCTTGGAGACCTTACTCTAAACCCAGACGGCTCTGTTACAGGCTCCACGGCAGGAGAAATATTAGTAGGCAAGTGGTTTCTTAACCCAGACTCAGGAGAGTGGGAAGAAGAAGAAGAAGCTTCTCTTGAGGAAGTAGGTTTAGACGACGGCGAAGAAAACGGCCTAGCAGACACTACCGACGACAACATTTCTACTGACGATGATGAGTTAGGCGGTCTTTTTGAAGAAGAAGATAAAGACCCAACACCTCCTGCAAAAGCACCCAGAGGAAGATTAATTACTGATAAAGACGGAAACCCCATTAGGATAATAGGGACAGACGGAACTAACTACGTTTTAGACGGAGACGGTCAATGGGTTGCTGCTGCTGTAGGAGAAGGAGACGGAGGAGAAACTGTTCTACCGGGGACTATAGACGATGGTAGCGATGATTCTGGTGTAGACACTGGAGGCACTGGAGGCACTGGAGGCACTGGACTTACTCCTTTTGATCCTAATGACCTAGATGGAGATGGTGTACCTGATGATTTGGGCGGCCCATTTCTAGGTGACAACGATAGTGACAACGATAGTGACAACGATAGTGACAACGATAGTGACAACGGTGGTGACAACGGTGGTGACAACGGTGGTGACGATGGTGGTACTACAGGCACTGGACTTACTCCTTTTGATCCTAATGACTTAGACGGAGATGGTGTACCTGACGACACTGTAGACCCTCTTGTAACCAATGATGATAACGATGATGGTAAGGTTGTAACCAATGATGATAAAGAGGAACCTGTAGTCGGTGGTCCTGTAATAGTCGAAGAAGGCCCTCAAGATCCTTTAGTTGGAACAGATGATCCTATCGTTGAAGACCCTTTTGTTGGAACCTCAAGTGGTGGTGGAGGCGGTGGCGGCGGTGGCTTAGAATCTGGAGGATACATGGGAGGACTTAGTTATACGTTACCAGGGTTCGTAGGAGTCCAGTATCAACCAAAAAACTACACTGTTGAACTTGACCGAATCATTAATGAAAGTTTGTTTAAAGGAATGATCTAGTGACTTATTTAGATTTAGTTAATAATGTACTTAGAAGGATACGTGAAACAGAGGTTTCTTCTGTTCAGTCTACTGCTTACAGCAAGCTAATCGGAGACCTTATTAATGACGCTAAGGACCTAGTGGAAACCTCGTGGGACTGGTCTGCACTTAGGACTACCCTTACGATTACTACTACGGCTGACGTATTCAACTACTCTTTAACGGGTAGCCAGAATAACATCAAAGAACTAAACGTGTTGAACGATACGTCAAACTTAATAATGCAGTACCAGACTAACAACTGGTTTGACTCACAGTTTCTCTTAGGAAACCCTGTCTCTGGCGCACCTCTGTACTACACGTACAACGGTGTTGACTCAGACGGTGACACGTTAATCGATGTTTACCCTAAGCCAGACGGAGTTTACTCCTTACGTTTTAACTGTGCTTTACGTAACCCTGACTTAAGTGCTGACACCGACACGATAAAGATACCACCTATGCCCGTGATGCACCTTGCTGTAGCCTTTGCTACACGTGAGCGTGGGGAAACTGGTGGTACTTCTGCTGCTGAGTACTTCTCAATGGCTAACAAGTACTTGTCTGATGCCATTGCTATGGACGCTGCTAGACACCCCGAAGAAACTATCTTCTACACGCCTTAAGGTACTTATATGGCACAAGAACTCAAAAGTATTAATCTTGTAGCGCCTGCGTTCCAAGGCATCAACACTGAGGACGCACCGTTAGCTCAGGACCCTTCCTTTGCTGAAACAGCAGACAACGCTGTTATTGACAAAAGAGGGCGTATTGCTGCACGTAAAGGCCACCTAGTCATTACAACTAACAAGACGCAGTTAGGTAGTGACTTCTTAAGCTCTATCAAGGAGTTCAGGGACGACGCAGGTAACACTAAGATCTTCTCTGTGGGCAACAACAAGATCCTCAGTGGTACAACCACACTAGCTGATGAGACTCCAGGTAGCTACACGATCAACGCTGACAACTGGAAGATGGTCAACTTTAATGATAGCATCTACTTCTTTCAGCGTGGGTTTCAGCCTCTAGTATACAACGTAACTGCTTCAGGGATATCTGGAGGCGCTAACAGTAACGTAGTAACACTAGGCTCTGTCAATAGTGCAGCAGGCGTTGCTTCAACAATGTACGGCAATGAAGTCCTAGCAGCTTATGGCAGACTCTGGACTGCTGACTTTGCTACGGATAAATCAACTGTTTATTGGTCTGATCTTTTGATTGGACATGATTGGGCAGGAGGGACCTCTGGTTCCATTAACTTGTCTAAAGTATGGCCCGACGGTCACGATGAAGTTGTAGCACTAGCTGCCCATAATAATAAATTAATTATTTTTGGTAAGCGTAGTATCGTAGTTTACGAAGGTGCTGACGCTCCTGCTACTATGGCTTTATCAGACACAGTGGTAGGTGTAGGCTGCGTAGGCAGAGACACTATACAACACACTGGTGTAGACGTAATCTTTTTGTCTCACACAGGCTTAAAGAGCTTCGGGAGAACAATCCAAGAAAAGTCCATGCCACTAAGCAGTTTATCTAGTACAATTACTACAGACATCATTCAGGTACTCAGGGAAGCAAACGAAGTCTATAAGTCTGTGTACCATCCAGAGGAAAACTTCTACTTACTTACTTTCGTAAATCAAAACATTACCTATTGTTTTGACGTGAGAGGAACTTTGGAAAACGGGGCGTACAGAGTGACACGCTGGCCGGGAACTAGTTTTACGTGTTACGAACGTAAGAGTGAAGGTACTTTGCTCATCGGTAGTTCATTAGGCATAGGGCAGTACTCAGGTTTTCAGGACAACGGAGGATCTTATGGCTTCAAGTACTTTAGCCCTGAGTTATCTTTTGGAGAACCTTCTAAACTTAAGTTCCTGAAGAAGCTTAGACCGACGATAGTAGGCGGTAGTGGTTTAGACATCTTCCTGAAGTGGGACTACGACTTTGGCGCTTCTTACAACGTAGCATTTATAACCTTAAAGGACGAAGCAAAGGCTGAGTTTGGTTTAGATGAGTACACCGTAGGCCAGTTTTCTGATGGTGTCCTAACTTCTAAAGAAGCTATTAACACTAACGGTAGCGGCGGAACTTTGAGTATTGGTATGGAAGCCGACATTAACGGAGAAGAACTCTCTTTACAGGAAATAAACGTACTTGCACTGGTGGGTAAAACAATATGAGTAATTATACTAAACTGACTGACTTTGCCGCCAAAGATACTTTATCTGCTGGCGACACTAATAAAATTGTTAGGGGGGCTGAGTTTGAAACTGAGTTCGACAACATTGCAACGGCAATAGCCACAAAAGCAAACACTGCTGGACCTACGTTCACAGGGACTGTCACAATTCCCGCGCTGACTTTTACTGGGACACTGGCGACTGGGACGATTAACGGAGGGACTTACTAATGGCATTGCCTGAAGATTTTTGGAGTAATTTATTTGGCGGCGGTATTGCTGCTGGGGGTTTAGCCTTAGGCGCAAAAGCTTACGATAAGCTAGGTGAAACAGGAGAAAGAGCGTACCAAGAGTTTGCGGGGGAAGATGGTTTAGCAAATAAGCTCTCAGGTATGCTGGAGTTTCAGCCGTACACCGTTACTTCTGCCACTGGTGGTCAGTTTGGCATGACACAGGACCCAGTGACAGGTCAAATGTCGTACAACCTAGCTACTTCTCCCGAAGAACAAGCATATCAACGGTCTTTGTTTGGAGGTGCAAGTCAGTTAGCTCAACAGGCTACTGCCCCTTATGACCCTCGGTACGAAGAACTAGCTAATCAAGCTTACGGGGGTGTAGGTGCTTTAATGTCACAAGCACAGAAAGCAGCTATAGACGCTGGGTCTATGGACAGAGGTGCTAGAGAAGAACAAGTTTATGAACAACTCAGGTCCTTACAGACCCCTGAAGAAGAACGTCAGCGTTTAGCTTTAGAACAGCGCATGGCTGCTCAGGGACGCACAGGCGTACGTACGGCACAGTTTGGTGGTACTCCAGAGCAATTAGCAATGGCTAAGGCTCAGTCGGAGGCTCTGAATCAAGCGTCCCTTATGGCTATGCAGCAGTCAGGTGCTGAACAACAGCAAGCACTACAAAGAGCCGCTGGTTTACAGGGCTTAACTTCTGGAATGTTCGGCATGGGTACACAAGCTAGAATGACTCCTAGACAACTACAAGGGGTAGACTTACAAAATATGCAAGGAATGATGGCTGCTGGCTACGTGCCACAAGCTCAATTGCTCAATGCGTTACAACCCGGAATGACCGCAGCAGAACGTCAGAGACAATCATTGTCAGAGCAAGCAGGAGCATACGGTGAAACTTACGCTTCAGGCTTACAAGCATTGCTTCAGTCAGGCTTAGGACAAGCTGATTTAGCTGGTGGTTTAGGGACCTCTATTGCATCGTCAGGTATTAAAGGTTTACTCGGCGGCTTGTTCGATTAAGGAGAACATATTATGGCTAAATTTTCAGAAAGTTTTTTGCAGCAGTTAGGTAGACCCGGCTTTTCTCAAGGGATGTTTGACTTAGGCCAAGCTATTGGTGGTGCTCAAGGTCAAATAAGAGACCAACGAAAGAAGCAAGAGTTTAACCAGTTGATGCAGCAGATACAGGGCGCACAAGGCTCTGGAGACTTCACAAGTATGAAGATCTTGGCGCAGCAGTTGGCTACTTCGAACCCAGAAGAAGCTGCTAAAGTGATGCAGGCTGCTACTGCTCTTGAAGAAAAACTAGGCCTGCAAAAGTCGCTTGAGGGCTTGTTTACAGAAGGAGTCCCAACTTCTGAGTCTATTATGACTGCTGGGAAAGCGGC